ATCAAACGCGGTCCCGTCGCTGGCCTCGTGCATTGCCATTCCGCATCGAATCCAAGTCTCATAATCGCAATCGGGATCAATGTGTGTCAGCATTTCCGCAAGGTCTTGGTGCGACACGTCAACGGCTCGGCCTTCATATTCCGCCCGGTGCCGATCCGGTTTGCGCAGCAGATCCACAAGCGCTGCTGGCGCGTCCTCAATATCATCAGGCGAACCGTGCCATGTGTATTTGTTGCCGCTGGCATGGATAGAGCCGGGGCCGATCACATAGCCGCTGGATTTGAAGTCGCAGCCGGGGTAATCAGCATGGTGTGAAACCAGCGCCACACCTTCGGGCGCGCGGAAATACAGGTGGCGAGATCCGCCTCCGCTGCCTGTTTCAACAATCAACCCCGCGCCGGATATTTCAGGGATGGCCTCGACCAGCTTGGCAAAGCTGTCCACGCCGCCATTGCGCGCGTCAACGTCCACCACGATTAGGCTGTTGCACAGTACGCCATATCCGGTAGCGAACTGGTCACTGTCAGCCATTGCGTCAATCTGCTCTTCGGACCAGTGGGGCGTGTGCTGCCAGTTAGATATGCGCGGATGTTTCATCAGCGAGACTGGCGGGCAATGCTCCCATCCGCAAGCGCAAGCGCCGTTTTTATCCGCACCATAGATACCGAAAACGCGCAGCCCACACTCCCAGAATTTGCGGTATATCATGGCGCAGAGCCTCCCGGCGCGCTGAGATACTCGGTCAGCTTTCGCATGGTTTCCCAAGACGGGTTGGTCGTTTTTCCACTGCGCAAATGCGCAATCGTGTTGCGGTGTATGCCAGTGGCATCGGCTACTGCGTCAATGCGGCGATCCTGAAGCGCATCACGAATTTGCTCTGGTGTCATTGCTGTTTTCCTTACCTGTAAATTCTATTTGACAATGCGCTAACGCACGGTGTAATGTCAAGAGGCAGGTTGTAGAGCGTGACCCTGCCACGCAAGGCCAATGAGCCGAAAGGAACTGATTATGAGCTTGATGGAAACCATCAGCACACCGCAGGATCGACCAGTGATGGTGACGATTTGCGGCGATAGCGGACTGGGGAAAACGTCTCTAGCCGCGACATTCCCAAAACCTATTTTCATTCGGGCAGAAGACGGGATGCAGTCAATCCCCGCCGCGCACCGGCCTGACGCGTTTCCGGTTGTGCATGATGTAGACGGTCTGTGGGCCCAGCTAAAAGCCGTTATTCACGAGCCGCACGAGTATAAAACTTTGGTTGTGGATAGCGTCACCGCACTTGAGCGCCTGTTTGGCGAAGACGTGCTGCGAAAAGACGGCAAGGCCAAGTCACTGAATCAAGCGAACGGCGGCTATGGTGCAGGATTTGCGGCGGTCGGCACGATGCACCGGCGTGTCTTGAAGGCGGCGCAGCTATGCGTTGAAAAGCGCGAAATGCACGTTGTCTTTGTTGCACACGCCGATACCGAAACAATGAAATCCCCAGATGTTGATGATTACATGCGATATTCTCTGCGTCTGAATCAAAAGTATAGCATCGCGCCTTATGTGGACGATGTGGATATTGTCGGGTTCCTGCGCCTTGAGACGTTCCTGCGCGGCGAAGACGGCGACCGGAAAAAAGCCATCAGCAGCGGGGATCGTGAACTGATTACTCACGCGACCGCAACGGCTGTGAGCAAAAACCGCTTTGGCATAACTGATCCGCTGCCTGTAACGGCGGGAATCAACCCGCTGCGTGGCCTTGTGCCGGGCTTTGGCAAGGCAAGGAAAACAGAAGTACCCGCAAAAGATGAAGCGGCAACCGAAGAAAAGGAAACAGCATGAGCTTTTGGGATTTAGGAGACGGGTCTAGCGCCGCAGACAACCCCGATAAGGAATACGAAATCCCCGGCGGCGGTGATATGACGCCGATTCCCGGCGGGTCAAGCGTTCTAGCATTGATCGACGAGGCTAAGTGGGATCAGCGCAACGAGGCAGAATACATCAATCTGCGCTGGTCAATCATGGCGCCGGATGAATACAAAAACCGCAAGGTGTTTCAAAAGCTGTGGGTGACTGACGACGATCCGAACGCAAAAGACGCTGACAAGGCTGCTAAGAAGCGCGACAAGGCGAAGCGTATGCTGGCGGCGATTGATGCCAACGCGGGCGGGAAGTTGGGCAAGAAAGGCGAAATGCCGACCGACGATAGCCTTACAATGTGCCTGACAAACAAGCCGATGATTATTTCTCTGCAAGTCTGGTCCATGCCGGACCGTGAACAACCTGGCGAAAAGATCGAAGGAAATTGGGTTTCGGCAGTAGCGCCAAAATCAAAAGGCGTTGATGTGAAGGCCGCGCCCGCGCCAAAGCCGAAAGCGGCGCCGCTTGCTGGTGATCTTGACGACGAAATTCCTTTCTAAACAAGCCAACGGCGGGGTTAGCGCCCCGCCGTTCACACCGCAAACACATGAGGGGATAGACATGGAACAGCGTAGCAAGGAATGGTTTGAGGCGCGTCGAGCAAAAATTACTGCAAGCGCTGTTGGCGGGATACTTGGCAACAGCCCATATCAAAAGCGGGCCGACGTGCTGCGCCGCATGGTGCGCGAATATCACCGCGCCGAATCAGAATTTAGCGGAAACATAGCAACCGAATACGGCACCCGAAACGAAGATGGCGCGCTGGTCGAGTTTGAAATGGAAACCGGACTGACTGTTCAGGCGGTTGGATTTATCACACGCGAGGATTGGGCGGGGTGCAGCCCGGACGGATTATTGAGCGATTACGCCGGGCTTGAAATAAAGTGTCCATTTGGCAAGCGTAAGGATAAAAAGCCAGCGTTCAAAACGCTGCGCGAGCAGCCCCACTACTACGATCAAGTGCAGTTTTCGCTTTGGGCGACCGACCGCATGGCGTGGTTGTTTTACCAATGGGCGCCCGGCGGGGCCGTACTGGAAACGGTATCTGTCGATCGGGCATGGCAAGACGAAAACCTGCCGAAGCTACGCCAGTTTTATGCTGAGTACCTGGACGCGGTAAAGGTGCCGGACGATTATCTTGAGCCGCTGCGCGCTGAGGTTGATACATTTGAGGCGCAGCGCATTGTTTCGGAATATGATCAGCTCAGTGAGGCGATTGACAACGCCACGTCGCGCAAGAAAGAACTGCTGGCAGAAATGGTGCGCCTAGCGGGTGATCGAGACGCAATCTTTGGTGGGCGCAAGCTCACGCTAGTGAAGCGCGTCGGATCCGTGTCCTATGCCAAGGCCATTGCCAAATATGCGCCCGGTGCGGATCTTGAGCCGTTTCGCGGAACCGCGTCATCAAGCTGGAGGCTGTCGTGATGGGCAATAGGATGCAGGAAGTGGAGCTTTCCGAGATTCTTGAAGCTTTGCAGTTAGGTCAAGATAAGGCGCTTGAACTTATGGCGTCAACCGGGGTTGAAGTTTTTGGGTGTTCATTTGATGCTAGTGGAATCATCCAATGGCAGTTTATCGTCTACAAGGTCATGTGTGATCGCGTTATTGTCAAAACCTACAGCTGGATTGACGGTTCGTTCCATTCATATCAGACTATATGCTTAAACAATCTCAAAGCTGAATGCCTGTTATTTCTCTCAGAAGAAGAATGGCTTTCGTTCTGTTATGACCATGCGTCTAGTGAGTTTGTAAGGGCGCGGAGCGTGGGCCAATGAAACTACGCCCGTATCAGCAGACCGCCCATGATGCCGCCGTTCGATATATGGGGTTGAGCACTGATCCGTTTTGCATCGTGGCGGCAACCGGAGCGGGGAAAAGCCTCATTATCGCCGCACTGGCTGACACAATCCACGCCAAGACAGGCAAGCGGATATTGTGCCTAGCGCCCAGCGCGGAGCTGGTGGTTCAGAACGCTGAGAAGTTTTTGGCAACGGGCAGCCCCGCCAGCATTTACAGCGCCAGCGCTGGGGGGCGATGCTTGCGCCATAAGGTTGTTTTCGCCAGCCCGCTGACGGTTAAAAACCGCATCAGCGCGTTTCAAAAGCACGGTGATAATGGGTATGCTCTGATTTTCCTGGATGAATGCCATCAGATCACGCCGACAATCAAAGGTATAATTGAGGCAATCCGCATGGCAAACCCAAACGTGCGAGTGTGCGGCCTGACTGCCACGCCATACCGGCTGGGCAGTGGGTATATTTTTGCCAAGTGGCCGGACGGGAAAGCTAACGGCGAAAAGTCTTGCCGCACACCATACTTTACACAATGCGTTGATGAAATCGGCGCGCGCGCGCTGATAGATATGGGTTATCTAACGCCTCCGGTTATCGGCAAAATCAACGCCGATGGATACGACACCGGCGGGCTTGTGGCAAATCGCATGGGCAATTTTGACGCAGCCGCGGTGGATCAGGCATATCACGGCCACGGGCGGAAAACGGCTGCCATTGTGGCTGATATTGTGGCGCAATCGCGCAACCGCGCCGGGGTGCTTATTTTCGCCGCGACAGTGCAACACGCGCATGAGGTTATGGCGAGCCTGCCGCCTGAGTATTCCGCCATTGTAACGGGCGAAACGCCGCGCCGTGAGCGTGAACGGATGCTGCGTGACTTCAAGGCGCGCAAGCTGAAATACATGGTCAACGTATCGGTTTTGACTGTCGGGTTTGACGCCCCTCATGTTGATGTGGTGGCGATCCTGCGAAAGACGGAGAGCGTTGGTTTACTACAGCAGATCGTCGGGCGCGGCCTTCGCCTTGATGGCGGAAAGGACGATTGCTTGGTCCTCAATTACACCACAAACCTAGACGACCACTGCCCCGACGGTGATTTGTTTTCGCCAGTTATTCGTGCCGGTGCTGCGCCAAAAGAAGGCGGCGATGTTGAAGTGATATGCCCGGAATGCGGGACCATAAATGAGGTCAGCATGAATGGCGAATACGAGGACTACGAACATGACGAGGCCGGGTATATTCTGGATCTTGAAGGCGAACAAGTGCAGTCTGAACATGGCCCCATTGCCATGCACTACGGGCGGCGCTGCATGGGCCTTACGCCAGTAGGCGCACAAGGAAAGCACGAGAGGTGCGATTACCGCTGGACCAGCAAGGAATGCCCACACTGCGAAGCGCCGAACGATATTGCGGCGCGATATTGCGCCGAGTGCAAAGGGGAAATCGTCGATCCGAATGAAAAGCTTCATGCGGACTTCAAGGCGCTAAAGCGAGATCCGACCAAACCCCAAACGGATGATGTTGTGCGCATGGAGTGCGTGCCAGGCGTGTCTCGCGCTGGCAACAAAACAATGCGAGTGGAGTTTGTCACTAAGTGGCGGCAGTTCACAATATGGCTCATGCCAGATGGAACGCACACCCGCGCTATGCGTGATTGGCGCATGTTTGCGGATGCAACGAATGACGGTGAAGCCTCGCCGCGCACCGTGTCATATTCCAAGGATGCGGAAAGCGGGTTTTTCAGAGTGCTAGGGTATGATCGCGCGCCAGATATGGAGCCGGAAACATGAAATTTGGCCAAGCAGAAACGGCTGGGATTTTGATCTATGGTGACAGACTATATCGCGGGAAGTGCGCAGTCGAAAGCATGGAGCAGGTGACGCTTTTTAACTGGCTGCGCCGCGAATACCCGGAAACTCTGGGCGCTCTTGCCGTTCATCCCCGCAATGAGGGGCAGCTTAGGGGCGGTCAGTTCCATGGGATGCAGAAGGTTAAGGCTGAAGGAATGACACCGGGGGCCAGTGATATTATCATACCGGGCGCGCCAGCGTTTGTTTGTGAAATGAAGCGGCGCGACCACACAAAAAGCGCATGGCAGGATGGGCAGATTGACTATCTGCGGGCATCGGCGCGGGCTGGATGCTTTGTCTGCATTGCCTTGGGGCATAAGGCGGCAAAGCAGGCAGTGCAAGACTGGCAGGCGATCCATGTGGCCTGATAGCGGGGCCCGCCCATCAAAGCAGCTTGAAGATGTTTTGCGCGGCGCTGTGCGAATGAAAGACGCGCCAGAGGCCGTTCAGAGCTGGGCAAGATTTGCGATATATCAGGGCGCGAAAGAAGTCCTGGCGATTGAGGGTAAGGGAAACCG